TCAACGATCCGCGCTGCATTTTCCTCTCCCTCTCGTTTACGCCACCTCTCTAACGATTCGCGCTTCTCGGCTGACTGTGTGTTGGAGAGTATCGTCGTTACGCTGGGTAATTTAAATTGACCGTTGTTAATATCATAGACACGTTTACCGTCGACGGTGGATCTTACGCATTTAGGATAGATGTATTGATTATTATACTTCACTACTTCTCACCCTTAAAAAATTTTTTTAAATGTTTTATAAAGTCGTTATCTAAATTTTTATCCATCACTTCTTTAGGTACATCCGCGTTCCGATACTCTTCTTCTTTGGTCATCGGCACTCGTTTACCTTGTAATTTAATTTGTTCTTTATATTCCTCCTCCATTTCTTTAGCCATCTTATCAGTTACCACTTTTACCCCCTGTTAAAACTTTTTTTATAATTGTCGTTGTTGGGTCAAGTAAATCATTTGAATCAAAATGTTTACAGCTGACCAACAAAAACAATGTTATAATTAATAAATATTTCAAATGACACCTTTTTCTCTTAACTCGTTAGGTTCAAATTTATCTTCGATCCATAGTTCACCTGTTCGATCACAATCATCACATTGAGCGTGAACTTCTTCTTTAGTTAAATGATAAGGCACCCGGTAGAAGCCGTTACCTTTACACTTAGGACAAAATATTTTAGTCCGATTTTCCATTTTTATATCCTTTCTCTTTAGCTAATTTAGCTAAGGCAATCTCAACGACTTTAGTAAAACTTAATGTTGTATCTGCTAAAATTTTATTTCTCAACCAAGAAGCTTTATCATAAGAAGGTTTATTAACCGATAATGACTTATGAAACTTTGTATTTGGCATTCTTTGCTCCTTTCTTTTGCGCAATATAGAGATAAACAATATCAGTTTTATCTGTTATGTCTAATTGCCCGCTCACTTTTTTTTGAAAAAGATAAACATGTTTTTTTTCCATTTCTAAAACAAAGTCTGCAAATTTTCTTAACTTATAGTCTTTTGTCACGTCTTTTCCTAGAAAACCTTTGTAATAAATTATACATTCTCCAGGTTTTGCTGCAGCAGCCCACTCTGTTATGGACTCTTGTGTTTGTGGTTTATAGTCTTCTATATTTACCATTACTTGTTCTCCTTACCTTTTATTATGGTTGATATAAAGTTACCTTTCTTGTTGGTATACTCTACGTGATACTCTTTTTTATGATCAAGTTTTGCTTTTAATTTTTTAAAAGACATGGCTTGCATTTCTTCTGAAGCTCCAACATCTTTGTATACTTCGTTGGTTTTTTCATCTACGATGTCTTTACCTAACTCTCTCACTTTATATGTATATCGCATTATTATCCTTTCTTTTAGCTCTTTTTTTATACATCAAAGTGGGAATATATAGCAAAATATTAACAGTTGCAATGATTATTTATTTACTATATTCTGATGTTCTCTTCTCACACCTTTTGTTTGCCGTGAACGCTTCTAGTTCACGGCAACATTATATGTCCATTTTGGGTTCACATGCAAAGGCAATCACAATTTGGTCATTGTTGACACGATTCTGCCCCATTTGAACTAACATCTCTTGTGCAATTTCATAACCTGCAGTTGCACACTCGTAATGTGTTGTATACACTTCTTTGTGTGAAGTAGGTGGTAGGCAATGTTGATACATTTGTGCGCAGATTGTAAATACTAAAATAAATTTCATTAACGTCCTTGTCCCCGGTAGGGTTTAAAATTTTTTCGTTTGTGTTTGTTCATTTTTTGCAAGCTGGGTCTGCGTCCAATCGAAGTCTTATGAAAGACAGGTTCATGTACTGTTTTATTTAAAAATCCTTTAATCTTGGCCATCGTTAACCAGTGTCATCTTTGAGTCTTTATCTATTCTCATGTATTTAATCACACCGTTAACTTTTTGCTCGACATCAAAACCGCAGTTTGTACATCTGTAGAAAGATCTATGTAGTCCAACAAGTATAGTATACATCTCACATTCAGGACAATGCCCTGACACAATTTCAGTTTCCAATACTTTTTGTCGCCAGTTTTTTTCTGTCATATCTTTTTTTATTCTTAAATACTTTAGAAGTAAAGTGTTTTAATTGTCTAGCTATCGGATTTCTTTTTTTGTTGGGCTTTTTCATGATTGGCCCATTAGCCAAAGCATGAAAAAAATATAACAGATAGGTTCCATTATAATATTTTAATAATCTTTTTTCGGTCCATGTATATCTCTGTTTGAGCTTTTACTTTCTTACAAGTAAATACAACTCGCTCCGGATTTACCTCGTTCTGCGCGATACGCTTTGATTTCAAACAATCGCTGAGGCTTGGTTTGTATACATGTTCTATCATTGAACCATTTAAAGTTAAAATTAATGCGAATACAGTCTCTATCATTGTGTTACTTTTCCTTTGTTTGGTCCACGTTTGTATCTATATTTATGTGTACCAGTGCCATTTATTTCAACCTCTACTTTTAAATCTCTA